TGAAAGGTAATAAAACGAACCAATAGTCAACCCTGAAAATCCTTCAACCTTGCCGCCAATTTGAGCCTTTTTAACATCATTTAATACTCCCGCTTCTTTGGCAAAACCAATAAAGTTATGTATTCTTTCATCGTTGTAAGAAGCAGAAGTCTTGTAAGCTTTGCCATCGCTGGCCTTCAGATAAAGGGCGTCGTTTACCGCTATTGTTTCGCCATAGGTAAAATCCTTGATTACCGAATCAAGATTAAGCTTCGCTGATGTTATTTCATCGCCTGGTGACCAATGTGGCATAGATTTATGTTGTTAAAAATTGAATATTATAATCAATCGTCAAACTTTCTCCTGATGTTTTACTTTCGTTTATTTTTACCCTTGTATAAATTGTTCCGCTATTTGCTGTTATTGTAGCATCATCTCCGTATAAAGCCAACTCAAATATATTACCATTGGCCTCGGTAGTCGCCAAATAAGTTGAACTTTTGAAATAAAAATCCTCCCTTGTTTTTGTAGTTAACGCTTTTCTAAAAGTTTCATTTACCAACTGTGTATCAGTTAAAGCTGGTTCGGTAGTTCCATCGCCAATAGCAAGATAAGTAATTTCCCCTTTATCTAATCCTGTCATTCTATCCAAAATTGAATATCTGCCAGCATTTAGAAAAAGATTATTATATTCCCTAATTGAAACAACCTTGCTAAACCTTTTCGCCAAACTCAAAAGACCTAGCTTCTCAAAAACTTTTCCTAAGCCCGAAACTTTCCTTTTCGTTATTTTTACTTTCCCTTTGAAATTTATTGTTTCTTTTGTTTCCATATTAGTTTATTACTTGGCAGAAATTTACCTTTCCTACTGGAATGTTACCGTCGGCCACATACCACGGTCCTGTTTCTCTATCCTTAAATACTGGGGCAACATCAGCCATTTTGAAAATATCTGACAAGGTCATATACCTATTAACCACCTCATACTGATTAACCACAATCTGTTTAATCTGGTCATCAACCAATAATTTGCTAAGAATATCCACAATTCCGATGACTTCCGAACCAGAACAATTCACGATATATTCCTTTTCAACAGCATTTGGGTCTCTAACTTTTAGAAGTATTCTTTTAATGGTAAACCACTTATCTATCCCCCAATAATTACTGTTTAATCTTATTCTTTGCCCCACTTTTAATCCGTTTTTATTCGTTATAAAGACCAATTCATTTGTATCCGCTTCAAATTTTTTCAATTCAACTTGAACCCTTTGTCTGGCTTCAGTCGTAGTGGTAATACTTTTGTCAATAAACATAAAATCAAATCGCCCATATGCCGCTATGCTATTATAATTTCCATCAGCAACTATCACTGGTCTTACGGCATTGCCGCTCCACTCCACTATAATTCCATCCGCTGGTTTGTTATCTTCTCTGAAAATAATCGTATGGTTAGAGGGGTTGTATAAAACATCCACGGTTTCGGAATCATCTACCCCGTCTTTTCCCAGGGTTTGAACCACATTGTCTTTTTTCACCGTAAAATTTGTGTATTCGTATCCAATGTCAAAAATTCTTCTCTGACCATCTCCTTTCCTTTTATCGGTTATCGCCCCAAGAGCCTCCATTCCGCCCCGAACCGTGACAAAGTTTTTAATGTTATTGATATTCGTATTAAACTGAATACTGTTCCAGTAAAAGTTCCCGCCTTCATCATTTAACTCAAATGGAGCAAACTGCCCCTCGGGATTGAAAAAATGAATGTCCTTATTTTGGTCAACATACCAATCAAATCCCACTCTATCAGCCAAATCCTGAATAGCTTTGGAAACGGCAGAATAATTAAATGTAATTTTATCCACCGTTACTCCAGTTTCAACATTAGTAGTGGTAAACCCAGTAGTAAAATCGCTTATAATACTTTTGACAATATCCCCAGCATAATTTGCCGAGTATATTTTTGAAACCAATCTTCTATCCAAGGCATATTGATAATCCTTACATATTATTTCATATCTTTTTACCTTTCCATCTATTTTTCTTTCTGCTTCAACAACATATCCACCAAAAATTTTTGTTGCTTCATCAAAAATCTCTACTTCTTCTCCTAAATTGGGTATGTAAGGTTTCCCCGAATGAACCTTTAACGTGAAAAACAAGGAACTTGGCTCTTTTGTCAGCCCTTTTCTTATTTCAAATGTTGACCACTCTATACTGCTTGTTTTATCTACTGCGTTAATTTTTATCGTCAACATATTAGATTTTTATGTGCCGTTGAAGAACTTTTACTATTAAATCCCCCATTTTGACTGCGGAATCTTCATCTAAAAAGGTATTTCCAGTAATAGTAAGAGAAATTGCTCCTGTTTTACCAGGCGGCACCACATATTCGCCTTTATGTAAAAAATAAGGACCGGTTTCTGGGATATAACCGCCAAATTGTTTTGTGCCTTTAATACCTACACTCTCAACAACAGTTTTCCCTATCATCTCAAATACTTTTAGAGCTTTTGCTTCAAGAGCATTTATAGCATCCATTATCGGTTTAATTTTATTATACAACCAATCAGCTGCTTTCCCTATTCCTTCCACTGTCCCCCAAAAAACTTTTTCAATGTTTTTCCATAATTGTGTAAAAAAATCGGCAACAATCTGCCATTCCTTTTGCCATTTTTCTTTAAAAGCAATAACATTAAAAATTATTGCAGCCAGAATACCGACAATCACAACAGCCCAGCTTCCCATTGCTCCTCCTATTGCCACTAAAACAGCAGTAACAACCGCCCCTACGATTAAAATCGTGTCTTTATATTCTTCCCAATATTTTTTTAATGCTCCGACTGCGTAAATTACTCCAAAAATTGCTCCAACTATTATTGCCGCCCAAGGAGCAGCCAAAGCAGTGGTAATTCCAAAAAACTTTAAAATAGTTTGTAAAGCTAAACCAAATCCTAATCCAGCTAACGCCCCGTTGATAACAACAAAGGCTGCTTTAATAACTTCGCCTAAAATTGGAAATTTTTCTATCAATTTTAAGATAGCATCAAAAATTGTTCCTAAAACAATAACAAATGGAGCCCCCGTTTCCTCCATAAAATCACCAAAATTTTCTCTTAATTTTGCCCAAGCTTGATTAAAAGGAGATAATTGCTCAGCTAAATTTTCTACTCTTCGTTCAATTTTAGCCATAATACTGTCCATACTCTCAAATTCGTGAACCGTAATTCCTAAATTATAAGCCAACCACTTCAATGCCCTACTGTTCCCCTCAACCACCCTCATCAACATTATTGAAGCGCTTTCAGCATCCAATACTCCTATTCTATGTCCTTTTAGAAGGGTAGTGGCGTAATTTTGAATCTTATTCAAATCCTTTATTCTTGGTGCCAACCTTGAAGCCACCAAAACAGCAAATTCATCATTAATTCCTATTGTCTTTTGAGTTTCACTCCCCCATCTTTTCAAAATAGATAGATTCTTCTCAACATCTCCTCCCATTCCTTTTAAGAAAAACCTTGACTGAACAAGCATCTTATTTGCGTTTTCCGAAGCTCTAACCATCCCCATCAAACCTTTTGTTCCAGCATAAGCAGACAAAGCCCCAACCGCTCCTTGAAGCATATTTTCCATTCCAGAAAATCCTTTACTCATTTCTTCCACATCAGCTTTCACTTCACTAAAAGCGGTTTTAGTATTATTAACCGCTTCAAGAATTGTTTTAACTGTAATATCAGGCATATTAAAACAGTGGGCTTCCACCAATTGTAAGGTAGAATTTATAAACCAAATAAGCCCCTAAAAAGCAGAGTCCACTTAGAAATAAACCTCTTAGTAATTCTATTATCCTTTGTTTCATTTCATTCTTTTTAATTTATCCATTTCTATCTTTGAGTGCTCGCCTTCCAATCTTAACTTTAACCTAATAATATCCAAAAACCACCAAGGTTGGTTTTGGTATTCTTTAAACGTCCAGCCATATCTTTCACAGATTTCGGCAATTATGATTTCCTCGTCCAACTCGCCCCAACCTTGAACCAAAAAACTCCAGTAATTCTGTTCAATTATTTTTTTTTTGCGAAATAATCCGAA